CTTAGAACGACTGGAAAAATCCTTATAGATTACAACCCTTCGGACGAGCACCATTGGATTTACGAACACGTCTTAGAGCGCGAAGATGTGGACTTCTTCCAAACTACCTACCTCGACAATCCCTTCTTAGAACAATCCGTTATAGACGAGATAGAACGCTTTAAAGAAACAGACGAAAACTTTTGGCGTATTTATGGACTTGGGGAACGTGGCGTAAATACCGCCGCTATATTTCCACAATGGCAAATGATAGACGCTATACCCGAACGGGCCAAGCTCGTAGCCTATGGAATGGACTGGGGGTTCACCAACGATCCCACCGCGCTCGTTTCTGTTTGGCGCGAGGACTATTCTTTGTACATTCAAGAACACCTTTACAAAACGGGAATGACGAACCGCGACATAAGTCAGGAACTTGCCAAACTCAACCTGGAACGTACGCCTATAATTTGCGATAGTGCCGAACCCAAGTCGATAGAAGAACTACACAGACGAGGGCATAACGTAAAGCCTTCCAAGAAAGGGCCTGACTCCGTGCGGTTAGGTATCGACATAATGAAACGCCACAAACTTTATATCCTTAAAGACTCCGTAAACGCACAAAAGGAATTTAGGAACTACCGATGGGAGGTAGACCGCAACGGAGTCCAACTTAGTAAACCCTTAGATAAAAACAATCACCTTATTGACGCAGTTAGATACGTTTGCATTAATCGTATCGGAACGTCTTATAGTGGAAAATATTACATATCTTAAACATACGCACGTTTTACGTAAACCCGTACATACCACCTTTTAAACCGCAAATACCGTAAACTTTCCCAATCTTCCCAATCTTCCCAAAAAATGAAAATAACCGTACCCGACTCACTGGCTGACATAACCGTCAAGCAGTATAAACTTCTTGCAGATATAGAATTTAAAGAAGACTCTACCGAGTGGATAATAGAAAGCGTATCTATTATGTGTGACCTATCCAAAGAACAAGTAGCGACTCTAACCGTTGTAGAATTGGAGAAGATAGGCAAGATAATTTCTCGGCTTAATAACGCCGACGAGAACAACCAAGAGCTATGTACAAAGATAAAATATAAGGGTAAGAAGTACGGCTTCCATCCGAACCTATCCAAGTTAACGGTGGGCGAGTTTGCCGATTTAGAAACGTACTGCGGGGGTGGGTTCTTTGATAACCTAAACGAGATTCTAAGTATCCTATATCGACCGATCAAAACAGAGGGGGGAGATTTCTACACGATAGAGAAATACAAGGGGGACGTCTTCCCCAACTACTGGGACAATTTAAAGATGGACATCGTACTTGGGGCCGTCAATTTTTTTTTGTCTATAGGCGTGACCTTAACAAGCGATTCAGCCAACTCTTTAGTGGTGGAGGTGAAGGAAACATAATGTCGGAGAAGTGGGGGTGGTATGTTATCATTCATTCCCTTGCGGGGGGTGACCCCTTAAAAATAGAAGCAGCCACAGAAATAGAAATAGAATCGGCCTTTACATATCTATCATATGAACAAGACAAGGGAAGACAAAACAAATCCCCCGACGTAGAACAATACAGATGAAATCATACGTACAAATAGTAGACACGCTTCAGGCCATAGCCGACAAGCACTTAATACTTCAACATTTCCACGCGGGGCCTTTAGACGAAGTAGACATAGGTAAGTTAGACCAAACACAATACCCCTTCCTATATTGCGAAATTTTAGGGGTAAGTATTGATAATGGCATACTATCCTACGACCTCGAACTTCTCGTAGCCGATATGATTAAACCCGACCTAACAGACCGTAACCAGGTTTATAGTGACACCTTGCAGATTCTCCACGATGTCTTAGATATGTTCATACAATCTTTGGCAAATACCAACACGACGGTAGACGATGACTACAAAGCTGAACTACCTCTAACGTGTACACCTTTCACCGTGCGCTTCGATAACGAGTTAACGGGGTGGAGTGGATCGCTTTCTTTGGAAGTTTCAAATTCAAACAACCTTTGCATAGCACCATATAGCTAATGGCCAAACTTACAATGGAAATAGGAGGGGTAGAATATCCGCTTACAAACCTAACCAAGACACTTAATAAGATAGGTAAGATGTGGCGTAAAAACGCACGTATCTCTTTACGTATGCAAGACAAGGTAAACACGGGTGCGTTATACAATTCTATGCCTTTAATTGTTGGAGAAGATAAAGGCGGGTACTTTGTAGAGATTACCCCACAAGTTCACTACTGGGAGTTTGTAGATAAAGGGGTGCAAGGTGCAAGTAGAAACATATTTTCAAGACAATCGGAGTCGCCTTTTCAATTTGGAAGTGGAAAAGGTCCAAGGGGTTTACGTGGGGCGATAGATAAATGGGTAGTACAAAAGAGCATAGATGGAACACGCGATGCGCAAGGAAGATTTACACCCCGTAAGTCTTTGGTCTTTCTAATATCAAGAGCCATCTATAACCGAGGGTTAAAGCCTACCTTCTTTATTTCCGATACGTTAAAACGCTTAAAACCAAAAGCTATGAAGTGGGTAAAAATGGCAATGGTAAAAGACGTAGCAAACGCAATAAGAATGAGCCTATCAGATAACAAAAACTTAGACGTAAAATGAGTATGACGAATGAATACGGACCGAGTACGGGATATGTACACGGGGCCTTCGAACCTATAACCTTTGTAGTTACTTCTTCCAACTACCCAGGTTCTAACCACAAATATAAGTTTATTGCGGATATATACGTTGAGAGCAATACTGCACCCTATGCCTACGAACTACAAGCAAGGATAAAACTACTACCCAACCTTGCGGGTGCGGGGATATTTCGTATAGATAAGATAGTGGCCGACTATTTGTCTATAACTACGGGGGACCCTTCCACTTCTGCTGCGGGATTTGTAAACGATACTATACACACTTTGGGTTCTAACGCCACAACCAAAATTTGGACACAAAACGAAGGTAGCAACTTCCGAAAGATTAAAGTAAACTTCGGAGAAGAATACGCGGCCTCTGCCGATCTAACCCCTACCGTTTATGCCGACCAATTGGTAGACCAGTATGTTAGTTGTATTATGAGTGCGGGTATGCAAATGTCTCCAACGTATGACGAGGGTGGTATCTATTCTTCTACAAATGCGGGAGTATATACCGCATCGTTTTTCCCTACGGCTTCGACAAAAAAGATTCTAAGCGATAGGATTGTTTCCGCTGACTATACTTCTACTTTGGCTTCTAACGTTAGCGTAATTAATCAAGAGGTATCAAACTTTGAATGGAGAACGTTGGGCGTATTAATGGCGGGAGCTGCCCCTATAAGTTCAACCGCAGTAAGTGCGTATGTCGCTTTATATGATTCAAGTGACTCGGTTCTTGACGCTGCGTTTTTTACGGCAAGTACAAGCGGTGGAGCTGCACCCGCTGACTCAGACCACGACTTTGAAAAGTTACAATACTTCGGCGTTGGCCCACAGAACCTAACGTCCCAAGAAATAGACGTGGGATTCACTACACAATTTAACGCGGGAAGGGTAGCCTACTACGAAGTCTTCTTTATGGACGATAGCACTACCGTACCTTCTAACGCTACGGTATCTACTATGGCATCCCTTTGCTACCGCTTTGAGGTTAAACCCGCCTCGTGTATTTATAGGTCTTTAAACGGCTCGAATAAATATAACTATGTAACATTGGCTTGGCAGAACTCACTTGGAGCGTGGGACTATCAAGCGTTCGCTTTAAAGCACCAAAGAACCACGAGTAATATAGAACGCAAGACCTTTGACCAGGTGGCGGGAAATTGGGAAACGGCGACTACTGGAATACAATTTGCATACCGAGGCGATGAGGGTGGCCTGACCACCACGCAAGTTACGGCTCGTCAAACTATGGTAGCTCACACCGATCTATTCAACGAAGACGAGGTAGACTTTTTAGAGAACCTTTGGTTATCCCCAAAAGTGCAACTACTCAACTACAATGGTTCGGCTATCCCTATAACTATAACGGGGAAGAACTGGGTAAGGAAAAACAACCTCAACGAAGGAGGGCCGTTTACTTATCAAATCAATTTTGAATATGGCAAACAAAGACCTACGGTACGATGATTGAGTTATTCGGTTACAATTCAAGGTCGCAAAACCCTTTCTTATTAGACATTCAGAATCAAGGGGAGGTGTCTTTAAATTATGAGGTGGGGGATATAGGGGACTTGGTGGGCCGAAGTAGTCCCTATAGTCAGACTTTTACGTTGCCCTTTACAAATAACAACAATAAGTTCTTCCGTCAGTTTTACAATATAAACGTAGAAACGGACTTGGAACTAACTACGGATTACCCCGTATTTGACCCCAATATCAAAACGCCTTGCGACATTCGTGTAGATGGCATACCAATAATTACGGGATCGTTTCAACTTCTCAAGTGTTCCTTAAAAAGCCGAGTATACGAAATTGTCGTGCTTGGTTCTGAGTCGGATTTCTATAATGCTTTAGGAGACAAAAAACTGATCGACGTGTTTAGGATTTCCGCTTCTTCTACCGCTTTAGTAGACACCTACAACGTTAATGTAAACGATACAAATATTGTTGACTCTTGGAACTTATCTAATGACGTAACAGAAGGGAGTGTAGGGGCAGGTACTATTGTCTTTCCTATTATCGACTACGGCCTTGTCGGGGACTATAACTTTTTGTATTTGGAGCTTGATAGTATGGGTTATGGTGGTTTGTCAGAAACGGGATTTCTACAACCACAAGACCTTAGACCTTCTATCCAACTCAAAGCTCTTTTTGAACTTATAATTAAAGCGGCGGGGTTTTCTTTAACAAATAACGCTTTCCTTACTTCCGACGCTTGGACCAAAGCATATATGACTCTCGGAACGGATCGGGAGTCTACTGCAATAACAACGGCCCACCAAAGCCAGGTTGCAAATACTGCAAGTGCTACGATTAAAACTTGGGGAAGTTTCGGGGAGGCATCGGGTTCGTGGCAAGAAATCCTTTTCCCTACTCAAACGGGCGCGGGGTATGGTAGTAACCCACCCTCTTTATATGACTCAGGAGACGACTGGAATGTAGGGGGTGAGTTTATTGTACCCTATAACGGTGCGTATTCGGGCGTGTTTGTCACAAGGTGGAACTCAGGACCTTCGTCTATAGCGCAAGGAGCATCAATTAAAGTAAATGTAGAAACGCCTAACGTAATCGGTGGAGCAACAAACACGGTGTTTTCTTCCCCGTGGCAATACTATGAAGGCAACGATGGAGGTACGGCTATAATTAATACTTTCCCTTATTATTGGAGTGTTAATGCTTTGGCGGGTGAAAAGATAACCTTTCAGGCACGAGCCGTAGTAGAATCAGGTTATAGCGTAGACCTTATGGCAAGTAGTACTTATGTCAAAATAGTGAGTTCTAACAGTATGGCGGGAGTAGCGGATATTCCTTCCAATATGCCCGACATTTCACAAAAGGACTTTATTACCGATATAGTGCAAAGGTTTAATTTAGCGATAATTTCGGACACTTCTACGCCTACAATTTTAAACGTTATGCCTTGGCAAGACTACATTGACCTTGGCTCACGAAAAGACTGGACTCAGAAATTAGACCTTTCACAAGAACAGACAATAACTACGACCACAAAATACAAGAAGCAATTAATAAGCTATTCCGACTTAGAAGACGAAGACAATAGGAACGTAAGTAACCAAGAGACATACGGAAGTGTATTTGGAAGCTATACCCAAAATATAACGGGGGACTATTTGACTGGAACGTTAGAAAACAAATCTATCTTCTCACCTTTTAGCGTTAACCCCGTCCCGCGTCAAGACGATAGCTCTTTAACCGACGCCCCTACTTTGCTTATCCACCAAGGATACAAACACGGCACGGGTGGGCCTCTTGCAAGTTGTAAACCAAAACTATTTTATCATAACGGGTTACAAAATTTAAATTTTCAAATCTACATAGGTCAAACGGGGTCGTACAAATACCCCTTATGTTTACCTTTTTATAATGCGGGCAATCAAATGGCGGTAGATTCTCCAATGTTATATTGGCAGTTTCAAACACCTGGTAGTTGGGGTGGTCCTATCTTTGGTACTACACCAAGCTCGGAAGGTTACTTCAAGCGTTATTGGCAAAAGTTCCTTACTTCTTACTACGATAAATCCGCGAGGGTTTTAGACTGTTCGGTTTACCTTACCGCATCGGATGTACACAACTTTGAGTTCAACGACGAAATTGTAATAGAAGACACCGCATATAGGGTGCTTAAAATTAGCGGTTTTCAACCTTTTGCCAACGTACCTACCAAGGTACAACTCTTAAAGAAAATAAACAACGTGGGGGCCTTGCAATTGCCTGACCCTTCCGACCTTTGTAACGCTACGCCTTACGCTTGGTTTCCAAGTGGTATAGTAGGCTTTCAAGATAACGAAACGGGGGCCACGGTGGTAAGTGAAAATTGTTGTAATACATACCACTATAACTGGATTGATGACAATTGCTATTGGAACTATGGCGGCGGTGGAGGCGGTGCGGGTGACCCTACTACGGGACTTGGGGGGTGGAATCCACACGGCAACCCAAACGACGGCACGGTAGGAGGTGTGGCAGATGAAAAGGGAAAGGGTGGTTTTTCTTCTCGTAAAAGTAAAGGAGTGCCTAATATAAACCCAACCTTTGGAGAACATTCTATACGTGGAAATAATAAAGAAAGTCAAGCCAACTCCGTATTTAAAAACTTTGTGTACTATGCTACAAGCGAAGACACCACTGCGCGTATCGCTACCGCAACGGGTGTAGAGGCCACAAATTCAAGAATACCGATAGCCTACAATACTATGGCCCGTCTTACGATTCGGGCGTTAAGTGTACAAACACACGTTCTGTCAGGTGGATCGGGTTCTTATGGTTCTTCTTCTTTTAACGTTTGGACCTTTATGGTTAAGAACGTAGATGGAACAATAACCGTCAATACCGACGGAGGGGAACAATTAGACTTTAAACAAGCCGATGCCGACGCGGGAACGCGCACCGTTGACGTAGTAAGTGCGGCGGGTAAAGCG